CATCATGGCTTGGCAAGGTATACCGTTTCTTTTTGATAACAACAATTCAGCAAATGATTTGATCATAGCTCTTCGGAGCCTTCCTAAGATCGTGGTTGACTCTCCACCCGATTATACAAACCTGGTTATAACAGCCTTAGTAAGCTTGGTCGCCGGTATAATACCCGCTTCAATAGCAGTGTGGACCTTCAAGCGTAATACTGAAAATGGGAAAGCAGAAAGAGAGAGTCAGCAAGAATTTCTGCGTGAAGAAAGAGAAAAGCAGCAAGAATCGTTAAAACAAGATAGAGAAACACAAATAATTATTGCTGAGCGAAATTTTAACATGCAAGTTCTTTCTGGTAATAGGCAAAGCTGGATAAACAATCTAAGAGATCTAATTGCAGAATACAGTGTAGAATCATCAGGTTTAATTTCATCTACTAATCAATATCGAATTCATCTATCTTATGTTGATTTTTTTAATAAACATATTGATGATAAAAGTGATTATTCTCGTTCTGAAGATTTTAAAGATAAATATTCCATTGAGCTGGAAAGGCTTGAATTTTATAGGGATAAAATGAACTCTAGAAGTGATAGGGTCATATTGTTGTCTTCAAAAGTGTTGATGATGCTAAACCCAAAAGAAATTGAATATGAAAAAATAAAATCAATATTTGATAGCATCAAATCCATAGATGCTGATATTTTTATGTCGAAAGATGGAAATGATACTTTTAAAAGATTATATGCTGAGTATGTAAATCTAAATAATTCCTTATTGGAATTTACTCAAAAAATATTGAAGAGCGAATGGGAAAGAGTAAAAGCTGGTATTTAGTTTTAAAGCCAAAATAAGGGATGGGTTCGGCGGTTGCTTTTTACACTCGCCGGACCAGTTCAGTAGTAGAGCTGGTGCCTTGTAAGCAGCGCGTCATAGGTTCGATTCCTTTACTCAGCACCAAATCTCAAAATCACGCTCTTTTGCGATTGAGTGAGATTATTCAAAGGTCAGCCATAGAGCTGGCCTTTTCTTTTTTCGCCCCTGCCAATCAACCTTGACTCTCACCTTTTCCTGTGTGGCAACGGGCGATCTTTTCTTCTGACTACCTACAGCACCGCCCGTAATCACGGAGGTGATATGAGTATCGATATGAGCAAACTGGCATCAGGCGCAGCTTACGGCGCATCTGCCGGGACAATCGCTAACGGTCTGCTGACCCGGCTGAGTCCCGATGAATGGAGTGCTGTGGGCGTACTGGCCGGTATTCTGGTCGCGCTCTTCACGCTCGGCATCAACTGGTATTACAAACGGAAGACTACGATAGCGCAGATTAAAGCCCTTCAGCGCTGGCCCACCGCTCCAGACATCAACGAGGATTAACCCATGGCTATGTCAAACAGCCTGCGCAATAAGCTAATTGCTGTCGCGGGTGGCGGAGCTATGGCTATCGCTACGGTATTCCTCGGCGGAAAGGATGGTGTAGAGGGCAGGGTGTATGAGCCCTACAAAGATGTGGCAGGTGTATGGACTGTCTGCGACGGTCACACCGGCACCGACATCATCAAAGGCAAAAAGTACACCGACCGCGAATGTGATCGGCTTATGTGGAATGACCTTCAGCCAGTTAAGAAAGCTGTTGATGGCATGGTAAAAATTCCACTGGGCGAATATCAGCGCGCCGCACTTTACAGCTTCACCTATAACGTGGGCACAAACGCGTTCTCGAAATCGACGCTGCTTAAGCGTCTAAATGCCGGTGACGTTGATGGCGCATGTGAAGAGCTACGCCGCTGGATTTACGCTGGCGGCCAGAAGTGGCGGGGATTAATGAACCGTCGCGATATGGAGCGCACCATGTGCCTGGCGGAGAGTGCCAATGACCTCAAAGGCTAAAGTGCTCACTGCGTTAATTCTGCTGGTTCTGCTGCTTTTAGCCACCTCAGTAGCATTAGCGCTTTATTACCGCGGCAATGCAATTGACTACAAGGCGCAGCGTGACACTGCGACCGGTAATCTCAAGCTGGCAAAAGACACCATCACCGATATGCAGACGCGCCAGCGCGATGTGGCTGCCCTTGATGAGAAATACACGAAGGAGCTAGCAAGTGCTAAAGCGACTATCAATCAGCTGCATGATGATGTTGCTACTGGCAAGCGCCGGTTGCAGCTCAACGCCACCTGCACGAAGCAGTCTGCCACCGGAACCTCCGGCATGGATGATGCAGCCAGCGCCCGACTTACTGACCCCGCTCAACGTGATTATTTCACCCTCAGAGAGCGAATCGAAGTCGCCGGAAAGCAGATAGCTGGGCTGCAGCAGTACATCAGAGAGCAATGCCTACGCTAAAAACGCACAGGCATTTTTAGCAAGACTTGGATGGTTGATTTTTTGCCCCATACATCGTTTGCATTGAACTTATGCCCATGAAGATTTAACACTTTCGAGTTGGTGAAAAATTCACACTCATTCTCTTTAGCTGCCATAACCGCGGTTATCATGGCTGCGATATAAGCGGGTGATAACTTCCAGGTTTGTCCGATTGATATAAGAGAGTCTGTGTTTTCAAAAGTTAGCCGACTATCCAACTCACCTTCGTGCATGATAGAGGTTCTGCCAAATTTATAAATTGCTTCCGCAAAGCTCAAGCCGTCAAATGTGTTACCTTTCATTACCCAACGGAAAGCCAAAAACGATATAAACTCTTCCTCGTCTCTTAAAAAACCCTTCATCCTTTCCCCAACACCACTTTTCGGCCTTCTTATTTTGGCTGTCTTATCAAGGGCAGGGAAAAAATGGACAAGGGAGCTTTCGTAATCATGCTCAATCAGACTGTTAAGGGATTGCTCAAGCCTTCTTCCAATTGATGTCTGTTTTCTATTCATCTCACCTTTCCGAGGTATCTATGGCACTCACCGACAAACAAGAGATGTTCTGTCGCGAGTACCTCATCGATTTGAACGCCACGCAAGCGGCCATTCGGGCGGGGTACAGCGAAGCTTCATCGCGTAACCAAGCGCACCGCCTGATGACAAATGACGACATTTTGCAGCGTATCGCAGAATTGAATCACGATCGACTCAAGCGCACCAATATTAACGCTGACTACGTACTCAGGCAGGCGGTAAAGCTTCATGAGCGTTGTATGCAGGAAGTCGAGCCGCTAACAGATCGTCGTGGTGAAGAGATTACTGACGAGCAGGGGCGGACGGTTTATGGCTTTGATGCTAAGGGAGCTGTAGCTTCACTCAAGCTGATTGGCGATCACATCACTGTCCAAGCTTTCAAGCAGCAAACCGCTACCGAAATCACCGGTGCTGATGGAGCCCCTGTAAAAGTAGATGTCACAAACATGACGCCACAGGAAGCTGCTGAGCAGTATAAAAAACTCATGTGTTAGATTTAAAGGGGCTGCTTCGCCCCTTGATTATCAGCTCACATCTACAAGGTTTCGTCACGAATTTCTTTAGTTGTCCCATTGGCCTGAACTGACGCGATGCCACGCTGCGCAGCCTGTTTTGATGAGTACATCTCGCTGGTTGCAATCACTTCATGATTGTCAGCTTTGAGTACGAAATAATATTCAGGATCTGCACCAAATAGAGTATTTGCCATCGACAAGCCTGTTTTTGGTTGACTCTTTTTAATCACGTAATAGCCCATGAGGTATCTCCAGATTCCAGCGCCCGTGCGTTGGTCTATTTAATATTCCCTGGCGCTACAGCTGCGTCAAACGCAATTTGTACAGGTGTAATCTGCAATGCCAATTCCATTCCCCTTTGACTTCAAGAACCCGGACTACGCTCAGGTTTTTGAGTGGAGAATGGAGAGGCGGCACCGCATAGAGCTAAGCCGCATGCAGCAGCAGATCATCTCCGAAGTAAAGAGCAGCCTGAGAAAGTAACGGAGCCTCGCAATAGCGGGGCTTTTTAATACCTGCCCGATCGTGGTCGGCTATAGCAGAGTCATTTCATATCGCGCAATCGCATGCGCATCTCAACGAGAGCCTTTCAGTAAGCGAGCCTGAGAACAGCCGTTATAGGTGGCGACCTCTCTCGGGCGGCTTTTCTGTGCGAACAGGCTCACTTTCTAAAAGGTAGAACGCAATGAATAATCCGTCAGTTATTCCAGCTTTTGACTTCCGCAATATGGTTCAGGCAGTAGACAACAAAGTAATAACCACATCCCTAAAAGTGGCTGAGTACTTTGGCAAGCGCCACAAAGACGTGCTCCGTGCTATCAGGAACATGCAGTGTTCTGATGACTTCGCCCGGCGCAATTTTGCGCCCACTGATTTCATTGATAAAAATGGCGATTTGCAACCCATGTATAGCATTACAAGGGATGGATGCATGATGCTTGTTATGGGGTTTACAGGCAAAACCGCCATGACCATCAAAGAGTGCTACATCAATGCCTTCAACTGGATGGCAGAACAACTTAATCGCCGGGTAGCAATGGGCGAGGAGCTTCAGCATCGCTACGCCATCAAAGAGACGCGCTCGAAGCTCAAAGGCACCATTGGCAGCCGGTTGATGAATGAACGCAAGAAAGAGAAGCGAGTGCTGACACTGGAGCATAAGCAGATTATGGCAATCACCCAGCCGCAGCTGATCCAGTGACCATCACAAGGCGCATTTACGAGTGCGCCTGATGATGGATTGAATTGGCCTCAATGATGAATTAACGTTCAAGCTCATTAAGCAACAGAGGTCAAAAATTATGTCCTATACAACACTTGAACGAACATTGCTTTACCGTGGTAACGACGGACAATTGACAAAGTATGAGATTTTCAAAAACGATGGAAATCCAGCTGATAACATTGAACTGGTCATCGTATATAGGGAAAAAGAAATTAACGAACATAAATCATGGGTACGAACCAATGATGAGGTTTCGTTAGAACACTTGATACCCAAACAAAACACAGGGTTTCCTACGATGGTCCGTGAATCAATGAGCGCTGGCCATGGTCGGCAAATATCATATGTTATAGATGAGTGCAGTAAACACTGGTCACAACATTACAAATAACCGCCTCCGGGCGGTTTTTTATTGTGAACAGAATGGCGAAGCTACGCATCACAGTAAACGAGCATGATGATCGCTGCCATAGCATCTCATGTGTCACGGTTAGCCACGCTAGCGAAGCTTAAACCATAAATTTCGCTTCACTAAGAATATTCTTAAGGGTATTTTAAAGCTTCAACCTATTTATTGGAGAGAAGTATGCTTGAGGGATATTTTGATTTAGATGGTGCAACAGGAGATCAGTTCCTGAAGAAACATAAGCGCTTGCTTGCCGTGCAGGCCGCATTAGAAATTGCAAAGTCAAACAGCGCCTCACAGTATGTCACCAATGATTTGGATGCAGTTAAAAGCTACATATCCGATGTGGCAGACGCTATTCAAATAGCACTAGAAAAAGCATGACTAGCCAACCTCCTTCGGGAGGTTTTTTGTTGAAGTGAATATGAAGATCCGACTTACCGTTAGCGGCTTGGAGTATGCAACTGACGAGGGGATTAACATTGCAACGGCTGAGGTAGTCTTAAAGCGTGGCAGGAAAGAGATTGTTCGCGACACCTTCAATGGTAAATCTTCAGGTGATTACTCCCGCATCTATGACGTGAATAATGGGAAAGGCGATCTGGATGTGACTTACACAACTGAGTCACCTCACTTCCAGTGCAATGCTGAGATTATAGAAAGCGAATAAGGACTGAGTATGGCGAACAAATCTAAAACTGGCCGCCCTTCTGATTATCTATCAGAGGTGGCTGCTGACATCTGTTCACTGCTTGCCGATGGTGAAAGCCTGCGCAAGGTTTGTGAGCGGCCCGGGATGCCGAATAAGGCAACCGTATTCCGCTGGCTGGCTCAGCATGATGAGTTTCGCGACCAATACGCGAAAGCCACTGAGACGCGCGCCGACGCTATTTTCGAAGAGATGTTCGACATTGCCGACGTGGTTGCCGAAGAAGCCGCAGCTGTTGCGAAAGCCCGCCTGCGCATCGATACTCGCAAATGGGCTCTGGCTCGCATGAACCCGAAGAAGTATGGTGAAAAGGTGAGCCAGGAAATCGACCACAAATCTTCGGATGGCAGCATGGCAACTAAGCCGACGACCATCCAGCTGCTACCCGTTGAGCCTAAAGCATGAGTGAAGCCGTACAGCTCCCGATCCCCGCTAAACTTGCTCCACTGTTCACCGCTATCAACAAACGTTACCGCTGCTCACATGGAGGGCGCGGCAGCGCAAAGACGCGCACGTTTGCCCTGATGACAGCCGTGAAGGCGTATCAGTCAATGATGAATGGAGAGAGCGGCGTAATACTCTGCGCACGTGAGTTTATGAATTCACTCGAAGAGTCGAGCATGCAGGAAGTTAAGCAGGCGATCCTGTCAGTGCCTTGGCTGGCCTCCAATTTCGATATTGGCGAGAAATACATTCGCACCATCGACAAGACTGTGACTTACGTTTTCGCTGGTCTGCGTCACAACCTCGACAGCATCAAGTCGAAAGCACGCATCCTGCTGTGCTGGGTCGACGAAGCCGAATCGGTAAGTGAAATTGCCTGGCAGAAGCTCAGCCCAACCGTGCGCGAAGAAGGCTCGGAAATCTGGGTGACATGGAACCCGGAGCGCGACGGCAGCGCCACTGATAAGCGTTTTCGCAAAGAGGCCGGTGACGACTGCATTACGGTCGAGATAAATTACACCGACAACCCTTGGTTTCCCGATGTGCTGGAAGGCGAGCGCCTGAATGACCAGCGCCGCCTCGACCCGGCAACTTATGCCTGGGTGTGGGAGGGTGCTTACCTCGAAAACTCAGATAAGCAGGTGCTGGCAGGAAAATACCGCATCGCTGAGTTCTCTGAAACTTTGT